TACAGGTTCCAGCATTACGCCTCTAGCACCTCTTGCACGATCACGATTCCGTCGGCCCCGGCCGCTCCGGCTCCGCCAACAGCGCCGGACGAGCTTTCGCCGCCGCCACCACCACCAGCCCCGTAGATGCCAGCGGCGGGCGCGGTACCGGCTCCCGGGGTCGATCCAACGCCGCCAGCCCCGCCCGGGCCGTTGAAGCCACCAGCGCCACCGCCGCCGCCGCCGAACGTCGCCGCCCCTGTGGCCCCGGCTCCGCCGGGCTGACCCGTCGCGGACACCCCGCCGCGACCGCCGGTCGTCGACGAGGCGCCGCCGCCGCCGCCCGGGCCGGTGTCGGAATAGTTGCCGATCTGCGTCGAGTTGCCTCCGACCGCCCCAGCCGCACCAACGGCGCCGCCCGTCGGAGCCGTGAATCCAGTCGGCGCACCACCAGCGCCACCGGTTCCCGCCGCGAGCCCGCCGGAACCGCCAACCGCAGTCAGATTGCCGAACGTCGAATTGCCGCCGGCATTCCCACTGACCGCGCCGGCAACGCCGGCCCCCTTCGCGCCGACCGACCCGGCAGTGGTCGTCGCGCCATCACGCGGGAACCACAGTTGCCCAATGATCTGTCCAGCGCCGCCGCCACCACCGCCCTGCGATCCAGATACGCCACCGCCAGCCCCAGATCCGCCCGCGCCGACGATCGTCACCCAGGCGCCGACCGCCGAGCTCGACCACGTATGCGTGAACGCCCCGGTCGTCGTGTACGTCTCGGTGTTTGTCACAGGGTCAGCACCAGCAGCCAGTAGCAGTTGATCGAGTCGCCGCAACTCGACGAACACCGCGCGGAAAAAATCCTGCTCCCACTGCCTGCGGTCATCCTCTGACAGCGTCGAAACATCGGGTAGCACTCCAAGTTTCGGCAGCCTCGCGCCGCGAAGCGATGAACGGCTCATTTGCTAGCGCGAGAGGTCGGCGCCGGATCGATGAACACCCCGGCAATTTCAGCAAAGCACGGAAACCCCATGCTGATCGACAGGTAGCGGTCAGAGCGCTTCACGTTCCATCGCAATTCCGTGGAATTCCATGTCCCAGTAGTCGACGATCCAGTGCCGTCTATGGCGTTCGATTCGTCCTTGTCGCCGAAGACGGTCAGCGTTGGCGATGTCCCGGCGATGTACTTGTACAGGCGCGGCTTAACGCCGGAAACTTCCGTGTGCCGCGTCTCACTGCCAAACGATCCGGACCGCAGCGTCACCGTCGGCACCGTAGTGCCGAGCGAAGGGTAAATCGGGTACTGCGCAGCCACCTTTCCGGTGCTGTCCGGGCCAATCATCACCGCGGTCGACGGGTTGTCGTCGGACATGCCGGCGTCGAATGCAATCATGTCGGATTGCGTACACCGAACGACTGCCGTCGGATACGCCGACGCCGATGATGCGTTCGTGAAGATTTGGCCGAATTGATAGGACCAACGTCCGGTTTCCGTGTTGTAGCAAAATACAATCGTGATCTTCGTTTCACTCGCTGCGCGCAGCGCGAAGAACACGACGTTTTCCTTGTGGTCTACCGTCGTCTGCGTTTTGCTGAACGTGATTCCGCCAGATGCCCCGGCGATCGTCTCGAACAAAAAGTTCGTGCATTCCTTCCCGATCCGCCGCGCCTGCGCGCCGTCGAACACGTAGAACCCGGAGCGGTGCAGGAAGTACAGTTGATCATTCATCACGCCGACGCCGTGCGGCGCCGAGCACCCGACCTTGTCCGAAATCAACCGCCATGACCAGATCGTGGACGACGGGTCGCCGACGTAATCGGCGATGTACATCGAGTCGTCCTTGAACGCGACGAACGAATCCCGCCACGGCACCAGCGCACGAATCGGCCCGGGCGTGTCGTACAACCGACCGCGGTCGGCCTGATTCGTTGCCGTCACCGTCCAGTCGACCGGGTCTTCAATGTCGCTGCACGCCCACCCGTCAGGGTACGCGGTGCCATCGTTGTAGTTCGCCAGCATCACGAACCCGAGATTCACCGCGACCAACTGCGCCTTGGGCGGCGTCCCGGCTAGGTCAGCGAACGCACCGGCGGACGACGACTGCACGTTATTCAGCAGGTTCGTGGCGATCGTCACATCGCCGAATTGCGCGAACGTCCACGTCTCCGTGCTCGCCGAGTAGGTCGTCGACGACCTGTCCGTTGCCGCAGTCGTCGACGTGTACTCGTAGATCGACTGCTTGTTGCCGATGAAAAACCGCGCCGTCCCGTCAGCCTTGCGCGTGATGATCGCCGACACCGGCTCTGTGCTCGACGTGTACGTGGCAATCGGCGTCTCGCATCCCCACGTCGCATAGGTGCCGCGACGCATCGGGACGACTCCGCGACAATCAACGAGCGCGCCCGGCGCCACGTCCCAATTGCAATCCTGGTCGGGCTGGAAGTAGAGCGGAATCGACGGCACTATGCGGCCCTCACGGCCATGCCATTGACGCCCCATCGCGCGCGATTGCCGGACGCCTTCACCTGCGCCAGCGCCTCGTCGTATGCCGCCTTCCACAGCGGAACGCGAGGATCGTCGCCGATGTACGCCGCCGCCTGCAGCAGCGACCCGTACAGGTAGAGCTGCGGATGGTCCGTCAGAATCCAGTTCGTGCCTGTTGCGCCGGAATCTGCCGCGAAGAACGTCAGCGATGCGTAGTATTCGATCGTCGCCGCGTACGTTGCATCGGGGACCGGCGCGAATCGGAAATTCTCCGTCCCGGCCGTCGTGTCGCCGGCCAGCGAGACAAACTTCGGCTCGCCGGACCCAGACGAATACGCCGATGTCTGCTGCCCTGCCGCCAGAAACGTGATCTCCACCTTCGGCGTCGTGTTCAGGTGCATGGACACCAGTTCGAGAAAGTCGGACGGCGCGTCGACGTACTCGCCGGTGATCGAAAACGCGGCATCACGCTTTTGCAAGCGCAGGTGACCGCGCAGGTCGCGCATCAATTGCTTGTGCGCGAGCGTCACAAAGTCGGGAATCGGCGTCGTCAGGTCCGACCGCCCGAGCCAGTTGGCGAGGCTCGTCTTCAGGTCGCCATAGTTGACTAGTGCCATCGGTTCACCCCGTTATCGGCGCAATCGTCCGCTTGTAAACGTCGTGCCATTCCTGCGCGCCATCGCAATCGGCGTACTCCGCGAAACACGGCGTGCCGATCGTGAAGTGCCGCAACTTGTCCTTGTCGCTCAAGTCCTGCTCCAGCACCAGCCGATTCCATTCGGCCGGCAACTCGCCAATCTGCGAGTTTTCCAGCCATCCGAATCGGTGAAGGTACTCTCCTGTCGCCTGCTCGACGAACGACGGCGTCAGCTTGCGATTCGGGAAAAAGCCGCAGTTCCACAGAATCACGCTCGACCAGTTCTTGCGTGGGTAGTCCCGGTTCGGCGATCCCAGATACTTGACCGGATGCTTCGTCGCGTAGTCGTGCTTCACCACGCTTGCGCCCTGATACAGCATTTGGTCCGCAAACAACGGCGCGATGTCCGCCCGAACGATCATGTCGCCATCGAGGAACAGCGCCCGGCCCTTGTAGCCGCACAGGTACGGCACGAGAAACCGCGAGTAGATGAAGGCATTGGACCCGTCGACATGCCGCTCGGTGTAGAACTCGCGGAAGTTCCGCAAGTCCAACGCCGTTACCTCGACCGGCTCGCTCGCGTGCTCGCGGATCGACTCCTCGCAAACGTGGTACGCGATCGCCTCGCGCGGATCGTAGCCTATGAAGACTCTAAGCATAGGCCACGCACTCCGCGCACGGCGTACCGCTCACATCCTTGCTTAGATGCGCCTCGCGCAGCCGCACGAACTCCGGCGACAACCACGCTTCCATGAACGACTGTTCGCGCAGATCGCCCATCTTCCACCGCGCATCCGCATCGAAGCAGCACGCGGACAGCGCGCCGTCCGCCGTGACGTGCCCCTCGGTGAACGCCGACCAGCACGGCAGAGGATCGCGCAGCGCGCCGAGCCTGCCTTGGTTGCCAGCGGTCGGCCGATAACCGAGCTCGGCCTCGCGCTGCGTCGCCAGCGAGCCCATCGAGTACAGCGGCAACCAGTAGTGTTCATCCACGAACGGCCGCACGTACTCGTCTAGCAGCGCTTCCATCTTCACCTGCTGCGCTCCGTCGTACTGGATGCTTGACGCGAACAGGCCGCACTTGTACTCGCCGCTATCGCGGATGTCACGCGCGATCTTGATGGCTTCCAGCGCCTGCCGAAAGTTGCGCGGCGCTACGCCCATCACATCGCGGAATTGCTCGTCGTCCGCCGCGTTGACGCTGAACTTCAGCGAATCCAGCCCTGCCGCCATCACTCGTTCCAGCACGGACGGCGTGCATAGGCTACCGTTCGTCGTCAGAAACACGTACGGGAAGCCCAGCGCCTTGCAGTGTCGGATCGCGTCAACCAGCAGATTGGGCGCCATGAAAGACTCGCCCAGGTAGAAAACGCCGATTTCCTCGACTCCGGCCGCGCGCATCTCGCCAGTGATGCGCTGGAACAGCGCCAGCGACATATCGCCCTTCGGCTGCACCTTCCGCGTCCGCAGGGCGCAGAATCCGCATCGGTAATTGCAGCGCCCGGTTAGCTCTATCTTGACCGACTTCGGCGCAGGCGGAGCAGCAACGTAGCGATCCTTCGTCACCAGCGTGATGGCGTCAATTCGCTCTGATATTCGGAATGCCATGAGCCTCGGTCCCGACGAGTATCCGCGTCTCCGGAACCGGCTTTTCACCGACAAGCCGCATATCCCTGATCGGATGATGGAAGATGACCGGCTCTTGTCCGATGTTCACAAGCCCGGCCCGTGCCATGAGCTTCGCCAACTGCTTCGCGTTGTAGCACCAGTGGTGCGACATTTCCTCCGACTCGTGCCGCGGGTCGCCGTACAGCGCCCAGAACGTGTACTCGGGCGGAACGTTCGGCACCGTCGCCAGCGCGAGCACCTTGTCCAAGTCCGGGCACTCCAGCGCCATCTGTCCGCCGGGCTTGAGCACGCGCACCCATTCCGCCAGCACCTGCTCGACTCGCCACGGATAGAAATGCTCGATGACGTGAATCGCCCGGATCTCGTCGGCGTAGTCGTCTGGAAACGGCAGCGGCCCGCTGATGTCGGCCACGATCGCCGGGTTGACGCAACTCCCAGACCGGATGTCTACGCCGATCCACCCGGACTCGATCTTGTGCCCGCACCCGAGGTCGAGTCGAACAACGCTTGCCACTTCGCCGCCACCGTTTCCGGCGCGAACCGCTCCCGCACCGCCGCCTGACCAGCCGTTATCATCCGGCACGCTTCCTCCCGATTGTTCATTGCCCATGCGACTCCTTCCCGCACGTCGCCGACCCAGCAAAATTCGCGCAGTTCTTCCCACGCCGGCACGCCGCCGGGCGTGACCACGAATCGCCCAGCGCGCAGCGCCTTGACGATTCGATTGGCCGACGCGCCAGCGTTGTTGCCAGTCACGAGCACGACCGCCGCTTGCGCGATGCAATCCGTCTCGCGCCTGATCGTCCAAGGAATCGAGCCCTGAACGTTGCTCACCACGCGAAGCCCGGGCAGGTCGGCGTAAGGCTTGAGACTTGAGATATTGGCGCCGTGTCCGGTCCAGACCACAAACTCGCCGGCCACCGCTGCCGGCTGCTCGTCCGTCTCGTACGGGTCGTCGATCACCACGCTATCCCGACCCGTCGCGCGCTTGACAGTTTCGCGCATCGCCTCGGAGCACGTCGTCACCACGTCCGCAGCAGCGACCATGCCGCGGTAGTTCTCGGCCCGCGGCCCGACGAAGTGATCATTGACCACGTCGTACACCACGCCTGTACGAAGCGTCCGAGCCAGCGCCGGATTGCCGTCCTTGTAGAAGAACGTAGGCGTTCCCGTAACGCCGTAGCAGTACCGGCTCGTCAGGTGCGCGGCCGGGATCGATACCCGATACCGGAACGAGGCCAGTTCCGGTTGCACCACAACGCAATAGCCGATCACGCCGCAGCCCTGACCTTGCGCCCCTCGACCATGCGCCCGACGCACTCGCGCCACGTCTCGCCGACGCGCTTGCGGTGCATGACAGTCGAATCCGGATACCACGGCAGCGATGGCCGCGCATAGCGCCAACCGCTTCCGCGATGCGTCAGAACCGTCGTTGGCACTCCCATCGCGGACGACAGGTGCAGCGCCGACGTATGCACGCCTACGACCTCGTCGCAGGCCGCGAGCAAGCCGGCCAACACGTCAACGTCGCCATCCTTCGCTGTCGCCCACGGAAGGCGCAGCACGTCGATCCCGTGATCGCGTTTCAGCGCTGCGATTTCGGCGGCGTCGTCACGGTACTGAAGGCTCACGTACTGCGCTTCGCCGCGCCGGAGGAGCGGCAGGAACGCCGGCAACCCAGCGGTGCGCGGCTCCTGGCCAGTGCGCGGCAACCCGCCGCTCCATGCCAACCCTATCGTCCGTTTGCCGGCGAATAGGGACTTGAACATCCGCACGTAGTCCTCGCGCGGGATCAGGTACGGCCGGCGCGGAAATGCATCCTCCGTTCGTCGGAACAACTCAGACAGCCCGAAAAGGCTCTTGTGATGCGTCGGCATCACCGGCAGCCGCACCTCTTTCTCGCGCCGCGTCGGCGTCACCAGCACTCCGGGGAACGACCGCGCGAACAGCGGCGCCAGTCGGTGGTCGCAATCGAGGATGAACTTGGCGCATCCCGCGGCTGCGTCGGGAACCACGCTCGCCGCCATGATCTCGTCGCCGAGGCCCTGCTCGCCGGTGACCATGACCACCGCATCGCGCTCGCCCTGCCACTCGACGCTATCGCCGTACGTCCATTCCTTGCGCCATTTCGTGCGCATCGTGCGTCGGTAGCCCTCGAACCCGGACGCCCATTCGCCGGCCGCCAACTGGCAGTACATCAAATGCACCAGCGAGTCGCGGACCGCCTCCTTTCCGCGGTCCGACTCGTCGTCCTTGCCCAAATCAAGCGCCGCTAGTGCGAATTCGCGCCCACGCTCCCAGTTGCCGGCGTTGACGTGAGCGTATGCGACGTCGGACAGCGTCTTCGCGTCGCGTCGACACTCCAGCGCGCGCTCAGCCATGCGAATCGACTCGTCGTACCGATGCAGCTCGCCGTAGCACAGTGCCAGAACACCCCATCCGAGCGGGCCCTTCGGCTTGAGCTCCGTCAGCCGCTTGGCGATCTGGATCGCCTGCACATGCCGCGCCGCGTGCAGCATGACAACAGCGGCCACGTACAGCGCCGCGTGATTGTCCGGCTCATCGACCAGCACGCGGTTGATGATGTCCATCGCCGCGTCGGGCTGGTCATCGTCCGCCAGCTTGCCGGCGCGCTCTATCTCCGCCTTGTATTGGCTCAACGCTTCAGCTCGTGATGTTTGTGGGTTGTCTTCAGATACGGATAGTTCGTGTTGACCTCGCGGAACACGTCTTTCGCGTGATTCGGGTCAAACATCTTGATGCCCTTTTGCAGCATCAGGCCCTGCACGGCCGGCGGAATGATCGCGTACAGCGTCGCACCGCTCTTGCGCCAGGCCTCGTCCGCACTTCCGCTGTTCGCCATCCGCTTCGCAGCATCGACGAACGGCTCCACGTCCTGGTACGTGTGAATCGACACGCGCCCGTCGCCATGATCCTCGTAATACTCGGTCAGGCCAGTGATCGGGTCGAAATCGAAAAACGTTCCGCGAAATGCGCTCATGAAAAAGGGCGGGGGTTGTTAGCCCCCGCCCGTCAGGTTACTCCGCGAAGCCCTGGATCTTCGCCGAGCTGTTCGGGTTGCGCGCGATGAGCGTGTATTCACCCACGATCATCTTCTTCTCGGCGTCGCCCGTTTTCGCGAGGTCGACAGTCTTCGGCGCGCGCAGCTGCCCCAGCGCCCACTTGTCCATTTGCAGGAGCAGCGTGGTCGTCCGGTTCAGGTAGCGCGACATGACGACCTTGAACGTCCCGAAAGACGTGACGATCAGGTTCGCCGACCCTTGAATCGACAGCATATCCGCGCGGCCGATGTCGGCCGTACGGGTCGCCAGCGACGTCAGGACGTCGATCTTCTTCTTCTGCGCGCTCGATGCGATGATCGTGTCCGGCTCGCCGCCGTCCACCCACGCCAGTTCGGCCGCCGACGTGATGTCGGCCAACACGATGCTGGACGCCGCCGTGGTGCCGTCGGTCTGACCGGCGACGACCGCCGCCGCATAGCTCGGGGTCGTTCCCGTCGTGTTGCCGCCAGTACCGGCGACGCTCGGATACACCGTGTTGCCAGGGTCCGTAGCGCCAGTCCCCCAAATCCACGCACAGACACCGCCAGACGCACGCGCCGTCGCGGTCGCGCCAGCCGAGGAACCCTGCCGCCCCAGCAGGTCTAACTCGACATCGCGCTTGTACTCCTTCATCGCCTTCATGACCGCGCGGCCCATCGGATTTTGACCGACGGTGCGCACGCCGTCGGACGACGTGTCCGACAGAAGGATCATCTTGCGCGCGATCTGCGTGTAGTTGCTCACGCGGGACGCGGTCGCGAGCGTGGTGTACGACGCGTCGTCGCCTTCCAGCTGCTTGTTGTTGGCGGCGGCTGCCAGCGTATCGAAGATCCACTGATGCTGCGTGTTGCCGACCGAGACCTTGTCGATCGTGTTCTGGAAGTACGTATCGAGCGGGAACAGGTCCCAGATGACGGGGTCCAGCGACTCCTTGAGGGAGGCGAGGTCGAAGGTATCGGTGGTACCGGAAATTTGCGCCATGGCAAACTCTCCTGTTACTTGAAGACGCGATCGAACATCTTGGTTGCCAGTTGTTCCTGCGTCCTGTGATCGGATTTGCGCCCGGCCTGCCGGAGCTGCTTGAGCATATCCTTGGACTCGGCGCGCGATTTGTCGGGCGACACAGCGCCGGGCTTCACCACCGGCGGGGCGCTCCGTACCTGCTTCAGTTGCTCCGGCTTCTTCGCCTGCAATTCGCGCCATTTCATGGCGTCGCGCAGCACGAGAATGTGGCGATGGTCGACAAGCGACTCGATTTCCGCCATCTGATAGCCGTACGTTTCGGCCATCAGCTTCGCGATGTTTCCGCGTTCCTTCGTCGCTTGGTCGCTGTTGCGCCATTCGGGCAACTTGGCGAGCAAGGCACCCTGCTCGGACGCGAGTACGCGGCGGGCTGCCTCTGCTTGGCTCGCTCGGTACTGTTCGCTCTTTGCAGTCACTTCCTGCGCGCGCGTTTGCCGCTGCTCGCGCAGTTGATCGCGCTGTTCTTTGAGCTTCAGCGCGTTGAACGGGTCGGCGTCGAACGCCGCGGCCCAATCGATCTTGTTGTAGGCTTCCAGCTGCGCGTCCAACGCCTGAATCTGCGTCAGGTCGCCGAACACCTCGCGCTGAAACGCCGCCTGTACCTGCTGTTGCTGCGCCTGGGCGAGCAACGAATCGCGGGCGCGAGCGATCGCCTCCGTCTTCACGGAGTAGTCGCGGCCCTTCTGAATCAGCTCGACGATCTGGTCTTTGCCGCGGACGACTTCACGCTGGCCGTTGACCTCGATCTCGAATTCCGGCTCGGCGGCAGGCTCGCTTTCGGCCGGCTTCGCCTCTTGCTCGTCGTCGTCCGCCGGTTCGTCGCCCTCGATCGCCTCGACGTCGTCGCCTTCCGGCGCTTCGTCCTCGACTTCCGGCGCGGTCGCCGCCGGGGCCGGCTTCGCGGCCGGAGGGGCTTCGCCGAAGGCGCCTTCCAGCGCCGATTCTATCGACTGCTCGCTTACGTCAGGCACACAGACCTCCTAGTTGACTGGTTCACGCCCGATCAGGCCGCCGGGCGCCACCATTTGCGCCGGTCTTGCTCCAGCCGGATCGACTCGGCCGCGATCTTCCCGTCCGTCACGACGCGAGCCCAATGCGCCCGCAGGTCGTTCAGCAACCCTAGCGCCAGCTTTGCGCGGATGGTCGCCTCGTCCGTCTGCGCCGACTCCATGATTCCCAGCAGCCGGCCGCGCAGCGCGTCCCATGCCTCGACAAACAGCGGATCATTGAGCATCCGCTCCGCGTTGTGCTGGCGCTTTACCGCGTCATCGTCCGTCATGACAGTAGCAACGTCTCCACGTCGTCATCATCGTCGCGCGCCGCTTGCCATGCACGCACTATGCGAGCCAGCGCCTCGACTACCGCCGTCTGCCGCAGCCGTTCCGACTGCTCACGCAGGGCGCTTACCGCCTGCCAATCGACCCGAGGTAGCTCGATCGGCACCCATTCCACCAGCGGCCCGGCCGGCTCGACGTTGACCGGCATCGCCGGGGCAGCCTTCGGCACGCGGGCGATGCGGACCGGCGCCTTGATCCGCTCGACCAGCATCCGTTCGAGCTCGCCATCCGATTCGATGGCGTACTTCTTGTCGCCGATGACAAATTCGCGGCGGAACCTGACGCCGAGCGAGCG